ATCAGAAAGCAACAGAAGACAAGTTGCGTGTAGAAGCAATCATAGATCAAGCTATTGGAGATCTACTTGAAAATAACATAGAGACACTTGCTAAAGAAAAAGAATTCGCTTCTATATTCGGTGATGCGATACAAGAGTCTGGCCCTATAAATACTCTTGACAGGGCAACACTTATGGCAAGGATGCTAACATTGTCTAAGCGTGAGCTATTACAGCTTGAGTTTAGGATGAGAGACTTTATAGATAACGGAAACAAATACGGGCTTGGACAGCTTGAGGCTGCGTTGTCTGCAAAGCTTGATGGGATAACACAAGTAGAAAATCTTCTTAAGGATGGTGTTAAGGCAAGGTCTTCTAGCAAGTTGAGAAACTCATCTATGTTTGATAGTATAGAGTCATTCCACAGGCTTTTATTTGCTGGTGTTAGTCGCGCAAAGATGACAAAGATCAGATCTATTCTCGGTCTTAGTGGAATCGTTTCTGGATATGCTATGGCTGATGCTATGCACGCACAGAATACAGAGGAAATACTAGCCAAGATAAAAGAGATAGAAGATGGTGGTGGAGATATTATGTCTCTGAAGTCAAGAATGATAGCTCAGATATACTCCATGCTTCGTCAACACAAGCAAATAAAGGATATCAGTGAGCTTGAGTCTAAAGCTGTTTGGTTTGGTCAAGTAAGAAGAGCGGCAGAAAGATCTGTTGCCGATATAAAAAAGCAAAAGAGATACACTGACAAAGAGATAAAAGAATTTGAAAGTGCATTTGATTTCTTGTTTGGTGGTGATGTGTCTCTTGATGATGTTGTTTCTGACGTTAAGATAATTAGACCAGACGTTGTTGAGTTTGTTGACTTCATGGTTGACTTCCACAATAGACCAAACAATTTAGGAGTGTTCTCAGAATACGTTGAGAAGTTCTTAGGACAAGAGCTTGAAGTACTTCCTAACTACACACCTATTCGGGTAATAAGCAAGACAGCATCTGGAACTGTAAATGCAGAGCAATCACTTATGGATGCGGCAATGCAGACGGTAAGACAATCTTCACTGAACCAGATGAAGAAAGTTGCAGGGGCATCATACGAAAGGAATGATCAAAGCTTAAACAACGACACTAGCCTTATAGGTCTTGACTTCTTAGCTATCAACGAGTCTACGTTGCGTGAGAATACTGTCCTAGCCAACACTATCAAGCCAATGATATATGCGGCTAAGATGTTTAACTCTGAAGCAGTTAATAATCTTATACCTGATGACGCATTGCGTGCCGAATACATCAAAAAGATTATAGCATATACAGGACACCACAGGAATGAAACTCCAGCTATACTATCTAAAGATTTAATTATAGCAGGAAAGAAGGTCACAAACCCAATGTTTGTTCTTAGGTCTATAGCTACTGTAAAAGCTTTCGGATCTATATTCGTTCAGACTCCTAAGCAGCTTGCTGTAATGGCCTCTGTAGTAATGAACACAAAGGACAAGGCTGGTGCTACTATGTACATAGCACAAAATATGGTTGAGCTTGCTATTGCTGCAACGAAGTCTGGATTGTGGTTTGGCGATAAAGACATGAAGATAGCCTTAATTAATGACGGTAGATATGATCTTCTGAGAAACTCTCCAGTATTCTTAAGGGACTATAACTCTGCTCAAATCAATCCATACAACGGATCTATTGCGTCAAGAGAAACGAAGGCTTCAAAAATACTTGAAAAGACAAGTGAGTTTTCATTGAAGAACCTAAAGGGAACAGATAAGATGGCTTCTATATCTTCTTGGTTCGCTTTCTATGGGGACTATCTAATATCTTCTGGGGCTGTAAATTCATTCTCTGAAATAGACTGGAAGAAAGAAGCGTCCAGCCCAAACAAAGATGCTATAAGCCACGCTGACAATTTAGTTAGCAAGGATCAGGGAGCATCAACTCCAAGAGAGGCTGTTGGAATATATGCTACTGGACAAGGTAATGCTTTCCAACAAATAACATCTGCTGTTCTTTCTGCTACCGTTTATCCGTTTACTAGATTCGCACTTAATAAAAAGAGAAGCATATCTTATTCTCTTGTTAAGCTAGCTAAAGGAGACAAAGAGTCTAAGAAAGAAGCAGCTGCTGAATTGTTTGGCGATGCTATAGAAACAACGTACTTCGCAACAGTGTCTTACATCATGCTTCCAATGCTTATGTCTGTAATATCTTCACTGTTCGGACTTGAAGACGAAGAAGAGAAAGAAGATGTAAGAAAGATTCAAGAGAAGAGAAAGAACTGGATGACTTTATCATCTGTTGTAAAGGACTTGTCTCCAATGCCTATGTTCTTAATACCTAACGGAGATGAGATGATGATGGAAGGTCTTAATAAGGCTATGTATTATTCACACTTCGAAGATCAATGGAGTTCAGAAAGACGAGAAGACGATGCGGAGAAAGGATACGAAAAGTGGAAGGCTGCTGGAAATGGATTCCCAATCTTCGACAAGAAAGATGAAAAAGGAATACTTGACTATGTTATTGCTGTCTCTGGCCCACAAGGGCAGTTTGTTCAAGAGGCAGTGAACACTGCATCCAACTTAGCCAAGCAAGGCGAGAAAGCAACTTCTTTGTCTGGTAAAGAATACTACATACGTCCAGAAGATCAAGACAGAGTTAGGTCTATGTATGCTGTAAAAGCGTTATTAACTCTAGGTCAGTTTGCAGGATTGTCAAGCAAAGAGTTTGACATGATCACAAAGAAGATAGATGATATGCCAGTCAGCAGAAGACTTACAGGAGAAGAAGAGTATCTTACATATGCTGCTGTGTCAGAAGCATTGTTAAACGAAGGGTATATCAACAGTGATGATCCAAGAGCTAAGGCCATTAAAGAAGAAGGGCTTGAAACAGCTGGTGAAAAACTTCAGTTAATATATGAGCATACTCTTGAGGTTGACGCTCCGAGGGCACAATCTATAAAGACAGCAGTAGCAAAAGTAAAGAAGTCTGCCATAGCTGAATATGTAATAGAAAGAGACTATCCAGCAGAGTTTAAGAAGTACATGAACGAACTTAGGTCTATCTATGATGCGGCAGATAAGTCTGGAGATAGCAGAGCGTTTATTCTCATGAACTATGCTGAAGAACTTCCTGCTAAAGAAAGAGATAAGTTCCTAGAAGTTGCTGGAGTATACGTTAGACTTAGGTCTGAGGGTGGAGCAGAGAACCTGCAATGGTACATGGAGGATATAAGAAGAGAACGAGAAGCAAGAGAAAATGAGTAACATAAAAGAAAGCTACAACGCAATAGTTGAAAGCAGAAAGCTAGTACTTACGTACATCTCAATAGTTACTGCTACAGCTATAGCGTTTGCGTACACGAGGATAATACCAGATGTTAATGACTTCCTTGAATACATTCCAGACAAGTCATCTGTAGATCCTTCTGTACTAGTGTCTGTGTATAACAAGCACGTGGATGCTATGGACTCTGTGATGGTTAATCTGTTCCTCTTCTGCGGTGGTATCGTTGCTGCATACATGAGCGTGAACGTATGGCAGAAGTTCTCTCCCGGATATTCAGAAGGCATCAGTCGTGTCCAGCTCCGTAAAGGACAAGGCAAGAAAGAAGATGAGTCGGATCCAGAACAAATACCAGACGAAGTATGAGACAGATAAAGAGAATAGTAGTACACTGCTCTGCATCTCGTACTGATGCTAAGGCTAAAGACTTGATAGCTTATCATCTAACCCCAAAGAAGAACAGTAAGACTGGTGCATCTGGCCCGTACATTCCTAGAGTACAGGGCGGTCTTGGATGGAAGACTGGAGGATATCATTACATCATTGAATACGATGGCAATATCGTGCAGACGTATGATGAGTCTGTGGTAACTAATGGCGTGAAAGGATACAATGCCAACAGCATACACATATGCTTGGTGGGTGGAAGGGAAGGTAAAAGTAACTTCTCTCCGCAACAATGGGATTCTCTTCAACGTGTCTTATACGACACAAGCTCACGGTATAATGTACCTGTAATGGGACACAGAGATTTATCTCCAGATCTTGACGGAGACGGAATAATAGAGCCTCACGAGTGGGTTAAGCTGTGCCCCTGCTTTGATGTATCTTCTTGGTTAAAGTCAATCAACTTCTATGGCGATAAAAATAAATAAGACAATAGAGATAGTCATCTTGGTTGGCTTGGTAATGTTTCTTCTTGGAAGAGTTATTGGACACTACTCATCTCCAACAAGGAAGATTGAGAAGATAAACGACAGAAGAGAGACTATAACAAAGGAACTGTTTGAAGCAGAAAAGGAGAGGATGAGGCTGATGCATAACATAGATAGCCTTAGATGGGAGAATATGTACAAACAAAAAGAGATAGACAGCCTAAACTTCCTGATAGAAATTTCCCAAAAATCGTATAAAAATGAAACAAGTCGTATTCGTTATTGGAGTGATGCTAAGCGTGATAGCTTCTGGAGAGTTGAAAGCTCAAGGAATCCCTAAGAGAATCGTTGTAGCTGGAGATACTGGAGTGTTCTGGAATAGAAAGTCAGAAGAGATACTGATCTCTAAAGGCATAGAAAGGATACAGCTATTGCACGAGAACTTACTTCTGAAGTATAAGATACAAAAGTACGAAGCCATCGTTGCTAACGACAGCTTGATGTTTGTTAAGTACGAAGAAGTGATAGGTAATCTAGAAGATCAATCAGACAAGCTATTGAAGGAGAACTTGAAGATGTCTGAGGAATTAAAGAAGGGAGTTATTAAAGCTGACAGAAAGAGAAAGTACAACAACATAAAAGTTATAGCTGTTGCACTTATCTCCTTCGGTGGTGGTTATTATTTAGCTAAGTAGTTAGTCTCCGTATGGGCCTGTTAATGTGCGTGTTCTATACTGTCTCGCCCATCGCTCATATACTTCTGCCTTGCGTAGATCTTGAGTGGCATCATCTTTCATTCCTGCTCTCATCCGATACTTGAAGGCACACATCTCGCAGTGTATTGCGAATGCATCGTCTCCCCATATTCTACGCATCATGTCCTTTACTTCAACAGAGAAAGATGTGTAGTGGTCTGGTGAATTAACCATATCTTTTTTCGGTTGTTCTGGTGATTCAAGTCCTAGTTTTATCCTTTCAAATTTTTCCATTGTATTGTGCTTTTTTCGTTAATGTCTTTTATTGTCATTGAATAACAGTCTTGCTTTACAGTGAATCCGTTATCTCCTTCCTTCTCTCCCTTCTTGTAGAAGACAGCATTGGAAAAGAACTCATCACGTGTAATAAGTCCGAGAACCCATCCTCTTGTCATGTCGTTCATCACGCGAACAAAAGCATAGGCATCGCACTTCTGGTGTAGTGATGTGCTAGCTACGCTGCATTGATAGTATTCAAGTGGTGCGGCAGATGTTCTCTTGGTCTTAACGTCTATCTTCATTCCAGACTCAGATATGATATCGTAGTCTTTGCACGGAGAGTATACGCCACCAAGATGACGAAGTATTATAGATTCGCCAAGAAATCCACTTAGGTTTCCTTGACCTCTTGTTATTGAGTTTCTGATAGCCCCCATGTCAAGAGCCATCTCAGCAGCAGCAATAACATCTTCTCTATGTATGTTAACTTCTAGCATCAGCAGCGTTGAATATACCACCCAACTCTGCCTTTACCCCAGTGTTAAACTTATCTATTGCCCTGCCTACTTCATGAATGTCTGATATTGGATCTCCTGCATTGTCGTGTAATGACTCATACAGTTCCGCTGTCAGAACGTGTATCATCTGCGTAGCATCGCAGTACTCTTTACTTAGTTCGAATTTCATCTTTTATTTTGTTTATGCAAATGTCTACCTGCTTGTTGTTCTTCGGTAGGAATATCATATAGTCTTCCATTCCATTGTCTACCACGTGCTTCAAGAACATCTTCCACCGTATGTGAAACGTGTGTTGAGATGGGACGAATCCCTTTGTCTCTATGATGAACTTGTGTTTGTGGCTGACGAAGTCTGGCTTGTAGGTTACTGGAAGTACCTTCTTGCCAGTAGCATTGATCATCTCTGGCTTACCTTTGGTTGACTTGTAATACACCCCAGAAAAAGTAAACGCAGGAGACAGCTCTATTACTTCAGACTCGTACTTAAAGTCGATCCCTTCCCGAGTTAGGGCGTCAAAACAATAAGCTTCAAGACCAGATTTTAAAGCCTGTCCCCCACGTTTTATTTTTTTAGCAGGAACCTTGCGTGTTTTATTTCTTTTCACGCTTACCAAAATACAAGATTTTACAATAGACTAGTCTGTTGTTTTTTCAACAATCCGTCTATACTTGGAAACAACATAGGCTCCATACCTATGAGTCTGAATCCACTCTCTTGTTGGTTCATCTCAAAGAGAAGTGGCAAACTCATTGGCGTTGGCTTACCTCCAGTCTCCTTATTCCTAACCTTGCGCACGTGGAACTCAGTAGTCATTCTTATGTTGTGTTCTGGATGTTGGATCTTTCTGTGGAATGTCAAGAAGCAGTCGCTCCTATTCACCCACTTGCCACCGTGTTCTGTGTCTTCTGCATACGGAGCTTCTGGGTATCCATCAGAATCCTTTCTACGTTGAGAGTCTGTAAAGCTGTGAGCGTTCACCCACACTGCTATGTCAAGACGAGTCGTTGCAGTTAGGAATTGAGATGCTGCTTCGTAGTGATACTCGTGAGTACCTACGCCACGAGAGGAAGACAGATCAACAGTCAGTGAGTTGTATGGATCGATTAGCAGTCCGTCTATAGGTCTATTACGCATGATCTTCTCTGTGAAGATTAGCAGGTCGTAGTAGCTATAGATAGTTCTGTTGTCGATAACAACAAAGTGTTCTTCAACCCACTTCCATCCGAACTTAAGTTCTGTGTGTGACAGGTTCTTTACTGGCCTATTAAACGCATACTGAATGAGTCGCATCTTTATAGCTGCTGTCTTATTCTCAGCAGAGTATATCACCCACTTCCATCCGTGATTAACAGATGCAGCAACCATAAGCCACAAAGCTAGTGTAGTCTTGCCGATGTTGCTATGTCCGTTTATCATTACGAACTCACGCTTGAATCTGAAATACTCGTCAAGGACTTTGTTACCCGTGCTTAGTCCGGGTTCAATACGTCCAGCCAACAGATCCTGCACCCACTGAAAGTCTACATCGTCTGAAGATATGAATGACATATCTCCATCCATAATAAGCATCTCTCGTTTGATACGCTCTTCGTCAGCTACCACTTCAGATATAGGCATTGACTTACCTTTCTCTATCCCGTCTAGGATAGTACTCTTTGCGTGTTCAATACTGTCTACATCTCTGTATGATATCTCACGAACAAGAACTCTGAAGGCTTCGTCCTCTTCTATCTTACCAGCAGAAATGTAACCTCCAATGAGAACAGATGCACGTATTAGCGTAGCGTGTTTCTCTCCGTCCTTAGCTCTGCGTATCATGTTGGCTGCAATCTGTAGCTTGCTGTAGTCTGTTGAGATGACTATGTTCTTTGGCTGTTGAACCTTTTCAGATATCATTCCTCCGTACACGTCAGCATCTTTGACTATGATCTCGCTGTCGTAGGACTCAAAACAAGCCCGTGATTCATTGATCCCAGACTCGTCGACATTCAGTCCATACGTTTCGGCAAAGTACTTTACAAGGCTTCTAAAATGATCTCTGTGTCTTTCTGGGTTAGAGATCTCAACTAGACATTTGATCCCATCTCCAGAAGGAGATATCCAGCAGGCATACACATACGAGTCTGTGGCTAGCACCCTCTTAACTTGATCAACATCTACATGGTCAAAGTCAAGAACAATAAGACCAGAGTGTCTGCGGTTGTCTTTGTCTTCTCTCTTGTTGAAGTATCCACTCCACAGAACTATAGGTAGCTGAGTCTTACTCTCTTTGTTTCCGTTTCGAACCTCAGCAATGCGTAGTGAACTCTTCCCTTCCTTTATCCTGTTCAGTGCAAACTCCACTGATATGTGATGAGGGTTCTCCTTCTCGTACACATTCTTGTATATCGTTACCAGTCTCTCTATTATTGGCTTTTGCATATGCTTCGTTTATTTTATTTAGTTCTTGTAGTAGTGATTTAATGTTTGTTATTGCATCGTCAAGGTTCATCTTGTGGATGTCTGTGCTGATTATTCTCTCAGATACTTTCTGGTTAGCAAGCACTATAGATGATGCTATCTTATACATCTCTCTGTACTTGATAGAGAACTTCATACACATTTCGTGATTACGTGTAGCGTGTATTACTGTAGCGTGGTTCTTATCGAACAGCTGTCCTATGCTTACCACTCCGAAGTATGGGCGAAGTGCAACCATTAATGCTCCACGATATTCAGAGAACTCTCTCTTACGAGATGTGTTTGAATACTTGATCTTGTGTCTCTTCTCTATGAACTCGATATAATCTTTCATCGTAGCATCATAGGTGCGTTTGATTTCATCCATTATCAGAACTGTTGTGCTCATTGTCTTTTTGTTTTAAGTTGTTTAACATTATACTCATTGCGTTCATTGTTTTGTCTATGGCCTCTTCAAGGCTGTCGCATCTTGAATTAAGAGAGTCCTTTAGTATATCCCAGTCCAACTTAGTAGAGTCGAGATATTGCTTTGCTGTCTTTACGCTTTCCTCCATATTGTTATTGTGTTTCTGGTTGTTCTCATTACATAGTTTCCAGCACCAAGTTGATACCTAGCAGATCCGCTTACGTTTATTGAAGTCTTTCTCAGCCTAGCTACACCACAGCTGAATGTTACGCTCTCGCCTACATTGAGAGAGGCAAAGTCGAACTTGCGTTTTCTGCCAGCGTTTGATCTCTTCTTGATTTTTGTGATTGGCTTGTTGATTTCTATTACTGCTTTCATTTTATTTTATGTTTAAGATTACTTTGATAAACGTGTCCCAGAATGGTGGCTTTGGATTCCCCTTCACTACCTCATCAAGTCTTCGCATCTCTGTGATTGTAGCTACTATTGCTGATGATATCATGAAGAAGGCTATGGCATATGCCCACGATGGGGCATCCTCATCTGTT